ATTGAAATATGTGGAAGAAAATGGTTGGGGTTCTTGTGGAACTGACGTGGGAAAACAACGTGCTAACCAACTCGCTAAGGGTGAACCCATTTCGGAAGAAACGATACGTAGGATGTATAGTTACCTATCAAGACATGAGGTAGACTTAGAAAGTTCAAAAGGATACGGTGATGGTTGTGGTAAGTTAATGTATGATAGTTGGGGTGGTAAGTCAGCACTAAGTTGGTCTGAGTCTAAAATCAAATCAATCGAAAGGGAGAAAATGTCAAAACAAAAATTCCAAACTGACGATGAGAAGAAAATTGTAATTGGACCTGCTATGATACCTGACCTTAAAATATTCCGTAAGGATTCAAAGGGAAACCCATACTATGTTTATTTTAGTTCTGATACAATCAAGATGATTGCTGAGAAGTACATGAGAAACAAGTACATAGACAACAACGATGAGAACCATAATGGTAAAGCAGTAAGTGATGTGTACGTATTTGAATCTTGGATTAAAGAGTCTGATAACGATAAGTCAACTGACTATGGTTATGGTGATTTACCTGTAGGTACATGGTTTGTATCAATGAAGGTAAGAAACGATGAAGTTTGGAAAAAAATTAAAAATGGGGAACTTCGTGGTTACTCGGTATCGGGTTATTTTGAGGAGGTAGCAGCATTCTGTAGAGAAGAAATGTTCCTTCAAAAGGTAGCACAGATATTAAAAAATATTGAAGATTAAAATAAATTGGTAATATATATACAAATCTATATTTACTAGTAGAGATAATAATAAATTAAAACAAAAACAAATATGTCTAAATCAAAAACAGCAATTGCTGAAATTAAAAAATTGATGGTACAATTTGGTTTTATGGCTGACGAATCTGTTATGGCATCGTTCAAACTTGAAGATAATACAATTTTACAAGCATCTAAATTAGAAGCTGGTGAGAAGATTGTAAAAATCAACGAAGACTTTGAGCAAGTTGCTTTAGAAGATGGTTCTTATAACCTTGTTGAGAATTTCAACATAGTTGTAAAAGGCGGTGAAATTAAATCTGTAAAACAAATTTTTGTATCCGCTAAGTTAACTGACGGAACTGAAATTAAAGTTGAAGGTGATGGTTTAGTAGAAGGTGCTAAAGTTGTAGTTGTTACCCCTGACGCAGAAATACCTGCTCCAGACGGAAGACACGAACTTGAGGACGGAACTAAAGTTGAAACTAAAGACGGCGTAATCGTAGCGATTGAAGAAAAAATTGAAGCAGGTTACAAAGATAAAGAAATGGAAGAAGACAAAGAAATGGAAGAAGGTGAAGAGAAAAAATCAGAAGACCCTATCAAAGAAATTGTTTCATTACTAAAAGATATGATGGAAAAAGTATCTCAGAAAATGAAAGATATGGAAGAAAAGGTTGAAGAGGTTAAATCTGAATTTAACTCTTTCAAGAAAGAACCAGCAGCAAAGAAGATTGCTAACGGTAAAACTGATTTTAATAAATCAACAAATAACAATGATGACGCACTTCAATCTAAATTAGATATGATTGCGGCATTAAGAAAAAATAACAAATAAAAACAAAATAAAAGAATTATGAAAATTTTATCAAAAGAACAATTCGCTTATGACGTAGCATCTATCGGATCTTACGTTGACCAAGTTGGTGGTGAATTACTTTCAAAGGCGTTAATCGGTGGTACAACTGCTAAATACGCAAACGTAAGATTAGGTATTAAAGGTACACAAGCGTTGAACCTTTTAAACTCAACTGCGTATTTCCAAGATGGTACTTGCGGATGGTCTCCATCAGGTACAACTACCTTCACACAATCAAACATTACAACTTGTCCTGAGAAGTACAATGAGGCACTATGTTACAAAGATTTGTATGATACATACCAATCAATGTTAATGGCACCAGGTCAAACTTCTGAGACTGTTCCGTTTGAAGCACAAATCGCTGACTTAAAAGTTAAACAAATCCAACAAAGAATTGAGCAACAATTATGGCAAGCAAGTACTGGTGCTACTGGTTCAACTGCTTCTTGTTTCAATGGTTTGAAGACTTTAATCGCATCAGGTCAAACAGGTGTAGCGGTATCTGCTTCAGGTACAACTTTCTCACCAACCGCAGCATACGGTTCTAACGGTAACCCAATCACTGAAGTTGATAAATTAATCAACGCATTAGATGACAACGCAATGTCTCGTGAAGACTTAGTTGTGTTTATGTCTTATGGTAACTTCCGTTTGTATGTACAAGCATTGGTTAAGGCTAACTTCTTTATGAACTATATCGGTTCTACTGATATTACTTCAATGATGGAAGCTACTCACCCTTCTACTAACGTAAAGGTTGTTCCAACTATCGGTTTGAATGGTTCTAACGCGGTAGTAATCGGACCACGTGAGTACATCGTAATTGGTTTTGACTTATTGTCTGACCACGAGAAATTAGTAATCTGGTACTCAAAAGATTTTGATGAGTTACGTTTGAGAGCAAACTACAACTACGGTGTAACAATCGCTAAGTTTGGTTCAACTGCTTACTTCGCAACTAACGGTTTAGCATAATCTAAATCACAATATTAAGAGGGGAGTTTATCTCCCCTTTTTAAAAAACATAAACAAAAAACAAATTTAATATAAATAATATGAGTTGTTATATATCTTCAGGGATTCAATTAGGTTGTTCTGATGGAATTGGTGGTATTAAGAAGATTTACATCGCAGGTGGTACAGGTACTACAACAGGTTACACTTACAGTGCTGACGGTTCTGTAACTGGTGCTACTTCAAGTGCGGGTACTGTTCTTTACGGATTTGAACTTAAGAGAAATACAAGTTCTTTAACTCAAAATGTGACTAAGTCATTTGAGAACGGAACTATCTTCTTTGAACAAGTTTTAAACGCAGTGTTCTTCAAATACGATCAAGACAAGAGAAACGAATTGAAAATCTTATCTCAAAACGATGAAATTCAAATCATCGCTATTGACCAAAATGATGTTCAATACTTGTTAGGTCAAGTAAACGGTATGTATTTAAGTGGTGGTTCTGCCGCTACAGGTACTGCGTTTGGTGATAGAAATGGTTTTGAATTTATCTTTACTGGTCAAGAACAAGAACCAGCAAGAGTAATTAGTGGTACATTGGCATCTGTTTACGCAGGAGTAAGTATCGTAGGATAAACCAATAGTAGGTCGTAAGACTGAATATTCTATATCTAATAAATTAAAGGGGGACCTATGTCCCCTTTTTTTATGCTATACCAATTCAACTTGGAAATATTTATATTTAGTTATATAGAGATAAATTATGTTATACTTACAAAAAGGACAACAAAACGAATTGATAATGAACATCAACAATAACTCAAACACAGTGTTTAGTGGTTATACGTTGGAGTTTACACATATCATGTCAAAGGAAGTTAAGAGTTATGTGGTTAGTACATCTGACCCACAGGTCTACGCACAGAATATTCGTTATTGTGAGATTATATTGAACCTTCAAAATTCAGGTCAAGATTTGAATTACTTAGGTGAATATCAATTAAACATTTATGGTAATGGAACTGAATTGGTTTTCACAGGTATTGTTATACTTGAAGGAACACAAGAAAGTCCAGCATTTACACAGTACATTTCTCCTAATGAAGTTAATGAAAATTACATATATATAGAAAATTAATTATGAGTGAAGAAATAAAAAAAACACAGTTTAGAAATATTAAGTTTGATAGAGCAACAGTACCAGTTTATTCAGAAGTACTACAACGTAGTCCATGGGTTTATTATGGTGAGAATAATTTATTACCTCAATACTTTATTGAACTGTATGACAACTGTGCTATACATAAAGCGGTAGTTACCTCAAAGGTAAACCAAATCATGGGTGATGGTATTGTATCATTAAACAACCCAATGGCATCAATAAATCTTGTTAACGGTAAAGAAACTGTTGCTGAGGTAATGAGAAAATGTTCATTAGACTTTATATTATTTGGAGGATTTTCACTTAATGTAATTTGGTCAAAGGACAGAAAATCAATTGCTGAGATTTATCACTTAGATTTTAGTAGAGTACGTAGTGGTAAATTAAACGAAGATGATGAGATTGAAAGTTATTTCTACTCAGCGGATTGGAGATACTTGAAGAAATTCCCACCTGAAGAATATCCTGCTTTTAATCAAGAAAAGGGTGACGCATCACAAATATATTATTACAAATCATATCAACCATCTTTAACTTATTATCCTATTCCTGATTGGTCAGGTGGACAAAGAAGTATTGAGACTGATATTGAAGCTAAGAACTTCCACATGAATAACCTTCGTAAAGGTATGGTTCCTTCATTATGGATTAATTACAATAACGGTATCCCGCAGCAAGAAGAACAAGAAACTTTAGTTCGTGCTTTGGAATCACAATATGGTGGAACCGACAACGCAGGTCAAGCAATAATTTCATTTAATGAATCACAGGAACAATCTCCTGTCATAACACAAATACCTCGTAACGACAATGACAACTATTATCAAAGTCTTAATGACGATATTACCCGTTCAATATTATCCGCACATAGAGTATCTTCTGCTGAGTTGTTTGGTATTGCTACAGCGGGTAAATTAGGTGGTGGTACTGAGATTGTAGAACATTCTGAGTATTTCCGTAAGATGGTTATTCAACCATATCAAAATACATTATTACCTACATTCAATAAATTGGTAAGTTTAAAATTTGGTGTTCCAACCATGTTTGAAATTAAACCATTATCATTATTCTTAACAGGTGATATTAAAGACAATCCTGCGGTAATTGATAAACCTGTTACACCAGTTGAAGCGGAATCACAATTAATCAACGAGAATATCAAAGGATTAAAAGGTAGAGAATATCAAAATCTAATGAGAATCGTTAGAGAATATAATAAAGAAAAAATAACCAGAGGACAAGCAATACACATGTTAATGAGTGGATATGGATTAACTCAAGAAGAATGTAATGTTTATTTGGGAGAAGAAGAAGAAATTTTAAACTAATATATAATGGGTGTTTTATTAATATCAGAAACTAAACTTAAGAACTTTACCAACATTAATAAAAATGTTGATATGGATGTACTTAAAGCAGAAATTCAAATTGCTCAAGATATTGACCTACAAACAATATTAGGTACATTATTCTATAATCATCTATTATCACAAGTATCATCAACAGGTAATACATTTAATGCTGATGAAACAACTTTGGTAAATGATTATATTCAACCATTCTTAATTCAACAAGCCTACTTCCAATGTATCCCTCAATTGATGTATCGTACAATGAATAGAGGTATTGTTGAAGGTATGATGGAGAACGCAACATCTGTTGATATTGATACGATGAAGTATTTGAGAACGATACAGAAACAGAGAGCAGACTTTTACATGACACGTCTTCAAGATTATTTATTGATTGGACGTGGTCAAAACAAGTTCCCTCAATACCAAACTCAATCTTCAATTGATGGTATGATACCTGATCGTTCACAAAAATACAATAATGGTATATTCTTAGGACATACTTCTCGTAAAGGATATAGTATGGACAAATTAAATAAAAAGGGGATTACAACATATTCTGAATTAGAACATGAGAATCCTCCATGTCAAGATTGCTACTAATATGATAGAACAAATTATATTGACAATTGTAACCACGATAATTGGTTATATTGTAGGATACAGAAAATCTAAAAATGAAGTTGAAGGTGGTCGTTTAGAGAACCTTGAAAAGTCTATTAGGATTTATCAGGTGGTTATTGATGACCTATCCAAAAAGGTGGAAGAACTTACAGGTCATATCGTAAGATTAGAAGCGACAATTGATAGTTTAAAAAAAGAAAATCAAAAATTAAAAAATACAAATGGATTTTAAATTACCTTACCCAACAGATACAGAATTAAACTTTACAGGAAAATCAGATTACTTTGATAGATTATTAATTCAAATTCCTGATTTAGATAAGAAATATAAAATAACACAGGATGAATTAACTGGTTGGATTAGTCATAACTACAACAGTGTATTTTTAACCGATAAAGAATTAACATTTAAAGAATATAAAAAACTATCAAAATGACATTAGAACAAATCATCAATCTGAAATTAAATAACTTTGAGATTAAATATCCAAAGAAAATGGCGGATTTAGAAGACGCATGTTGGGAAGGATACGAACCAATAGGAACTAAAGAACTGGATGGTAAGACCGTACCTAACTGTGTTCCAATCAAAGAAGAACAATCTAAAATTAAAAAAGAAGGTTTCCCTATTCCATCACCAGCAAGTGATGAGGATGAACAAAAATACATCAGTAGATGTATCAGTGAGATAGGTTCTGAATATGATGCTGAAGGACAGGCGTATGCGGTTTGTAAAGCAAAGTGGGACGAGTAATAGGACACCTCTCACAATCTATATATACAAAACAAAGGGACCCGTAATAGGTCCCTTATTTATTTAATTTTATTTTTAACTAATCTCATTCTTTCTCTATTAAAACTATTTGTACAGTTCTTACAGTTGTGTGCGAGACCATCAAAAAATACTTTGTTCTTATGGAAATACATTAAAGGTAATTCTTCTTTACAATGACAACATCTCTTTAAACGTCCTTTCATTTCCTCTTGGGTTGGTGTATGAATCTTAAACTCTTTGTGTGGATATAGTTCATTCATGATACCGAATCGGTACGCCATACCAGCAGCCGACTTTTCAATCTGACAAAAGTCTTTACGTCTACGATACTTGGACGCAATCTCCTTAACCTTATCAACAGTCCAATCAGTTTCATTCTTCTTTCTATTGGGAAAGAAAACATCTAATAAACCAGTACGTTTAGCGTACTCAAACGCCCTGATGTTACCTTTTCTAAATTCTTTTTGATTAGGATATTGTTTAACAATTTCCGTAACCTTCTCGTCATTCCATTTTAAGTATTTCATGTTTATTTGTTTTTTTAATAATTTTCTTTTAAAAATCTTTCAAGACTATCTGAAGTTGGAGTTGTATAACCTGTCCTATGTAGACCTTTGATGAATTTTGTACACATACTTTTCATAAACTTTCTGTGTTCTTTATTGTGGTCTTCATAGTTGTTAAACTCGTGTAGGTCTAATGATGCGATTAGATGACATAATTCGTCACTTGTAAATGTAATAGATACTTTCTTTTCCATGTCTATTTGTTTTTTGTTAGGTCAAAGGTAATATGATTTTTAACAATATCAAAATATTTTATAAAAAAGTTATCCACATATCCACAAACAAAAAACCCCGACAAAGTCAGGGTCTTAAGTAAAATCAACTATCTATATATTATAAAGTAAGGACGGATGTACTACATGAAATGGCAATATCAAATTTAGAATAAAAATGTATCCGCCCTTACAAGTATAAATATATAACAAAATATTTTAAAAACAAAATAGTTAAATAAATAATTCTGTTCTAAGTGTAAATCCATTTCCATCAACTGATATTATCTCATGACGAAAATCTAATGTATCTGATATTTCATTAAGTAACATATTCTCATTACTTATTTTAAGGTGGTTTAAATGGTCTTCTGTCATGTCATTGATAGGAAGTTCCACCCTTATGATTTGGGTGTAAATTTGGGGTGTTTCTGATTGATATGGTTGTATTGGTTCAACAGCATCATTATCATCAATAGGGGAAAGGAACTTAAAATCTCTCATAACTATAAGTATTAAAAAAAAGGGGGAAGTACACCAAACTTCACCCCTTAGTATAAACAAAAAAGTATTATACTTTATTTTTAGATTGTTTTTTTACAATCCATTCGTCCAATCCCTTAATTCTCTTTTTAAGGTCATCGTCTTGTTTATGAAGACAACATTGAACAAATACTTCAGTTACTCTCCATAGTTCTTCTACGGTGGGTTTAACATCCATTAGATTCAAATACTCTAATGCCATCTTACTTTGAGATTGTTGTAAGATTTTAATGTCTGTGCTGTAAAATTCGGGACAGTTTGCCATTTTGTTATTGTTTAATAGTTTAAGTTAAATTTACGACTAATTTTTGATAATACCAAATCTAAGTTGAAAACCATTTGTTCAACATCAATCTCACCATCTTCTCTGAATAGTAAATCTAGTTTAACTGAGTTAGGGATTTGTTGGTTATGTCTTCTTTCAACTACATCAGGGATGTTTTCATTCAACTCATACAAGTTAACTGGTCTACCTTGGTCACCTGTTATTGTTCCTAATGAGGAGATAACCTTTAACTTCAATAATGTGTTGATACTTCTACCAACTGATGAAGGAATGATTGGTTCAACTAATTCGTTGTACACATCATACACATCCCATGTTGTCATACATCCATACTTCTTAAAGATTTGGAAGATTTTGTTTTCTTGGTCTTTAGCAGACGCAATTGCTCTACCCAACGTCTCGTTGTCAATTGGGGTTGTCTTGTAGTAACTTTTGATTACAGGCATAGTTTTTAAATTTTATAGTTGTTTATAATTGTAAATATATAGAATAATCTTGGAAGTTCCAAATATTATTAAAAAAACTTTTTTTTCTTTGAAATTTGGATTTACGAAAAAAATTTGGTATTTATTAATTACAGGTGGTGGTAGAAAACCTGGTTAATCTAAACTACTATACTTCAGGTAAACTCCTGTTGGATCGTGTACATATTTTTTTACCCAGCATTAGAGCACCAGCATCCAGCAACAAATATATAAATAAAAAAGAAATATCCAGCACTAGAGCACCAGTATTTGTTTAAATAGAAAAGATTATATATATTTATATAAAATAAATAAACTAGATATGAAAACTACTAGCAACGCACCTAAGTTTAGAACTGGCGCACTATCAGTTAAAGAATTTTATAAACTATCCTCAACAGAGAAACAAGTACATATTGCCAGACTAGTATTAATACCTGAAGAAGATAGAGGAGATATTGATACTTTTATTCTTCGTTTCTACAATCCTGAATTAAAGCAGCAACGAAACTTCTTTTCATTTGAAGAAGAACTATATTAGTCTTTACTTCAACCTAATTTGATATTATATTTTATTATTCTAGTATGTTCCCAAACATTAGGAATTTTCTTCCCCTACCTAATATTTTGTTAGGTGGGGGTTTTTCGTTTAAACACAAGTATTTATGATATGTACCAAATGTTTTATTGATAAACCTGTTGAGGAATATGAAACTTACTTTCATAGCACTCAAAATAAACAAAGAACAAGAAGGTACTGTAAATCCTGTTTTAAGGAACAAAAAAGAAAATACAAGGAAACTATCAAGATGAAAGAAATAATTCAACCAGTAGTCTTAGAATTAGAAATAGAGGTAGTTAATCCATTCTCAACAAATCCTGATTACAAGCAGTGTAGAACCTGTCAAGAATATAAGCACAAGATAGATGATTATTATTATCATGGTTCAAGTAAAAAGACAACATATCTTGATTGTACCAAATGTTTAAACTTAAGAGAATTAAATAGAAGAAGGGCGGAAAGACAGGAGGAATTAGAATCTTCTGGTGGTTCAGAAAAGGTACATACACAAGTAGGGGTATGGTCTGATAAATATCAAAAGGAACAGACATATATGGTAATGAAGGCACTCGGATATACTTATAGTGATGAGTGTGGTCATTTCTTAAAACCTGGTGTAAAGGAATATGTTGATGGTGAATTAAAGTTCTATAAGGTAAATAAACAAAAATTTCCAAATGGTCAAAAGATAGATTATAATACACCTGAATGGAAGGAAATGTTTGATTTGTATATGTTAGGTAATTGTAGTCAAAAACAATTATCAATGAAATATGGAGTATCAACGGCAACGATAAATAAGTATATAAATCGTACGAAGAATGGGGAAACATGTTAAGGTAGGATATATGGACATTCCTGAGGATTATTTTGAATTGGATAATCTTAATAAGGAAGTGGTATGTTTGGTTTTAATGGATAGACTATTAACATTAATAGATAGACAATTTGATGAACAACATAATAGGATTGAAATATTGAATAAGTTGATAGATTCAAGTATTGAATCAAACATAATCGATGAGACGTATGAAGTTGCTGCGGTTCTTCGTGATATAAAGAAAGTATTAAATGAATAAAGAAATAGAATCATTTCTAACGAGGAACTATTATGTATTATTAAACATCTCAAAGAAGATAACTAAGACAGACGAAGAAACATCAAGGGAACTATTACATGAAGTTATTCTACAATTATACTCAAGGGAACAGATAATACTAAAAGACTACAACGATGACAGTATCAAGTACTACATCACTTCAATCATGAGAGTAAACTACTACTCCAAAACATCTCCCTACCATTACAGAATTAGAAAAGAAAGACAATCCTATTCAGACTTAACAGAGATATTGAATATGGAATCAGATCAGGAAACATTTGAAACAGAACAATTGTTTCAATTATTGGAAGAACAATACTGTGAATTAGATTGGTTTAGAAAATCATTATTGGATTTATATCTTTCACTCAACTCACTCAAGGCGGTATCAAGAAAGACAACTATTCCCTTAACGAGTATAAGTCGTTATATTAGGGAAGGCAAGGAACAAATTAAGACAAATGTAATTTCAAAATTAAATCGTTAAGGTATGAGTACATCACTAACAAGAAGATATAAAAGACAACAAGAGAGAGAATCAAAGAAGTTGTTCCTAAAGATTCAAAGAGAAACGATGGAACAGATAAATAAACATACTCCTGAAGAAAGACAACAGTTACTTGAACTATATGATGTAATGTTAAAACAAAGAGAACAAGAAAGAATCAATAGAGAAAATACTGTTATTGTAGAAGGAGAAGAACAAGAAGAAAAAACAATATTCGATGGGCTGTAATTGCGGAAAGAAAAAACCAGTGGTAATAAACCCTCAACCTGAACCACAATTAATAGAAATACCAAAGGTTGAAATGGTTCCTGAAACAAAAGATTGGTATAATAACATAGATGTAATAGAACCAATTCCACAAACTCCTGATGAACTATTAGCACAAGAGTTAAATAATTGGAATGGTGGACAAACTCAGAACTAAAACATGGACAAAATCGGAAGTATGGATAGATTAGAAAAACTGAAAGCCAACTCTATAGAAAATCCTGGTAAACCTAAAAGAGGATGTAAGAGTTGTAAGAAACCAAAAGAAGTTGTGGTGGAGAAACTACCATTACCATTTGAGTTGGAACCTGAAATATATATTCCAACCGTAGAGGATATTAAACTTGCTTACGCTGAACTAACATCATTCGGTGGTGTAAAAGAAGACAAGAAGGAATTAATTCAAAAGGTATATCAGGCACTGTTCAATGAAGAATTTATATTTAACTGTGGAGGATGTGGTAAGAGTCAAGCAAGAAAGTTTACCAATCACTTAAATAACATAGGACTATTATGAGCAAGGAAAACAAAGCAAACGAATTAGAATATGAACAAAGGATGGAGAGAGCCTTTGAGTTAATGTTATATGAGAAAAAATCATATGATGAATTTAAGAAACAGTTCGCACAGGAATTTGATATATCAACAAGACAAGCAGAGAATGTGTGGAAGGATGTTAGGAACCGTTTAAAGGAACGATATAGTCAGAACCAAGAGGAAATACTAACCGAACAATTAAATCGTCTGTATGACCTTTTAAATCGTTGTAGACTACAAGGTAATAGAAGGATTGAGTCAGAAGTTCTAAGAGACATAACAAAAATATTAGGAATGGAAGCACCGAAGAAAGTTGATCTAACTTCAAATGGTGAAACTATTTCTATTAATATTAACATAACGGAATAAAAAAATTTACCATCTACGATAGTAATGTTTCGTTTTTGACAATTTATATACATATATATGAAATTAATTTTAGGAGATTGTTTAGAAAAATTGAAGGACTTACCTGATAATAGTGTTGACAGTATTGTCACGGACCCACCTTATGGTTTATCTTTTATGTCTAAGAAGTGGGACTACGATGTTCCATCTGTTGATGTATGGAAAGAATGTTTAAGGGTTCTAAAACCTGGTGGTCATCTATTATCATTCTCAGGTTCAAGAACATACCATAGAATGGCGGTAAGGATTGAGGACGCAGGGTTTGAGATTAGAGACCAAATTATGTGGGTATATGGTTCAGGGTTTCCTAAATCACATAACTTAGGTGAAGGATGGGGTACAGCGTTAAAACCAGCACACGAACCAATCGTTATGGCAAGGAAACCATTTAAAGGTAATGTAGCACAGAATGTATTAGAGTGGGGAACAGGTGGATTGAATATTGATGAAAGTAGGATTGGTGATAAAAATGGTAGATGGCCAGCAAACATAATGTTTGACGAAGAGGCAGGACAAGTATTAGATGAACAATCGGGGATTAGTAAAGGAAATAAACCTGGTTCAATAAGAAAAGGAACATCAAACTTTTTATCAAACTTTGAAACAGAACAATCTGAAAGAACAGGATATAATGATTTAGGTGGAGCAAGTCGTTTCTTCTATTGTCCTAAGGCGTCCAAGAAAGATAGGGATGAAGGGTTAAATGACTTTCCTGATTATGACAAATACGCAGATACATCTTCTGATACACATTCATTTAGTCATATGGTTAAAGAAGGGAAACAAGTATTAGTTAAGAATAACCACCCAACAGTTAAACCAACAGAGTTAATGTTATACCTAATCAAACTCGTAACACCAAAAGGTGGGACCGTACTTGAACCGTTCATGGGATCAGGTTCAACAGGTAAAGCAGCAGTAAGAGGTGGATTTGATTTTATTGGAATTGAAAAGGAAGAAGAATATCTAAACATAGCAAAGGCAAGAATAGAACACGAATATGGAAGTAAACATAAATCTAACTAAGAAACAATCAGTTGCTTGGAAACTTTTAATGGATAATACAACCAACGAAGTATTATACGGAGGTTCCGCTGGTGCTGGTAAATCTTGGTTGGGATGTTTATGGATTAGTACTCTGTGTTTACAATACGCAGGGATTAGATGTTTGATTGGTAGAACAGTATTACAACAATTAAAACTAACCACACTTAATACCTTATTTGAGACCCTACAATCGATGGGATTAAAGTCAGGTGAACATTATGTCTACAACGGACAAAGTAACGTCATAACGTTTACAAACAAGTCTGAGATAGTATTAAAAGATTTACAGTACCAACCATCGGACCCAAACTTTGACAGTTTAGGTGG